ACTTCAGCAGCAGCTTCCAGGTCGATCGGCAAAACCAGATACTTGGGCGTGATCCCGAACACGTCGTGAGTGTCCAGATCCTGCTGGCCCCACATGGCAACCCGTCCGGCGCGGAACGTGGTATTTGAAAGCGCCGAGCTTCCGCCGTTGCCGTGCGCACCCGTATACAGGGCGGTGCCGTCATAGATATCCGTGTCGTTGATGGCGCTCGTGTAGCTCATCATAAGGTCGAACACGAAATAATTGATGGTGCGGTTTGCCGCACGCCCCATCCGCGTGGTCAGCGTGGTGAACTTCCGGAGGTCATCGCTTATGATGGCCTCGCGGCTGATCCCGATATAGTTCCCGCGCTTCGTCGGAGAATAGTTCCCCGTCTCTTCCGCCGGAGTATCGAACTCCGTATACGCGGCATTTTCAGCCACGGTATCCAGATTCTCGAATTCTCCCATCTGGATGAAGTCCTGCTGCTTGAAGTCATTGATCGGGCGGACCTTCACAATTTTTTTCCACAGCGGATCGCCGGAATCATATTCCATTACCATATGCTTGGTCATGGAATTCCCCAGCATGGTGGCAAAGTCCGAGACCGAAATGGCCTCGTGAAGCAGGCTCCGTCCGTACATGGTACGCGGCTGCCCGGTCACTTCGAGGTCGCCCGTGAACCTTTCATACAGATCCCGGATCCCCCGGAACCCGCTTTCGCGGATCGGCCGCAGGCTCTCCTCGCGGAGGTCGCCCTCGCCGGTAACGATCGGCACTTCGCAAACGATATCGAACACGTTCTGGAAATGCTCAACCTTCTTGGTCCGCTCGTCCTCGGTCACCTGCATCGGGATCAGCGCCCCGGGGACATTGGCCGGGCGGTCGCCCTCGGCGATGCCGGCGGGAATCACGTCCCCGTAGACCTTCTCGAATTTGAGGATGCATTCACGCACATCCTTTTCCTCAAATTCGCTCGCCCCCTCGTACTTTTCACGCACGAGATTCTTGGCTTCCAGAGGCAGGCGGCTTTCACGGAGCAGACGGTCCACTTCGTTCTTGACATCGCGGAGCTGCATTTCCTGCAGCCGGGCAAGAACGTCCACGCCTTCAATAACCAGGCCGCCTTCCTGCCCGGTGATGTCCTTGATCTTTTCCGGCAGATTCGGCGCGTTTATCGTACCATCGTCTGCCGGTTTATTCGCGCCACCCGTGGCTTCAGCGAACATCGCTTTGAGCCGGGCTTCTCGATCCTTGTCTCTGTCCTCTTCCTGAAGTCCCTGAAGTTTCACGAGAACGGATTCTTTGTTCTCTTCATTCAGTTCCAGTTTGAAACGGTCATCCGTTTTGGCGGCGGCCGCCAGGATGGTCTTGGCCCTGTCCTCATCGGACACGCCCTCGAAAGTCATGCCTTCTGTGACGCCCGTGATCATTGCCACGAGGATCGCCTCAATAAGTCTCCATGCATTCATGCTACTGCTCCCAAAGAAAAATGATTCTACTAAAGAAAAAAAGCGTTTACTCTCAACTGGTTCTATGATTTCGCCCCCCGCGCTGGGGTGCGTTACTACGGTCACTTCGGCAAGGCTCGTTACATGCTGGACGTACCAGACCTTTTTCCCGTTCTTGGTTCCCTCTTCCAGCTCTCCTTTGCCGTCTATGGAAAGGCCGAACGGTTTTTTGATCTTGAACTTCCATGCGGACATCAAGCTTTTTTTCATCCACTCTGCATCTTCGCTTACGCAGAGGTCGGCAAATAATTTTCCTTCTGTGAGCTCGGGGTTTTTGTACCACCCGACTACGTTCTTGGGAAATCCCTCCGGTATAGCGGCACGCATAGTCGGAGAAATGTGGTTGAAGAACTCCTTAATATCAGTCATATCATAGGCCATGCATTTGATCGGTTCGCCTGCTTCATCGGCCTCTTTTACTATTTTGAACATGTCGTCCATTGACGCATCGGTATATATGGTGTCGTTATGGCTCTGCCCTTTTTCGATCAGAACCACCCGCCAGATATCTCCCGACGGATCCGGCTGCGCCTCGCAAAGCTCGAGCGGGAAATACCCTTTTGATTCTTTGGCCATCAGCTCCAGCTGCTGGCCGTCGACTTGCTGGCCCCATTGGATATCTGATTTCCACATGGTGACCAGCCCGAGGTATTCGCTCTGCAGCTTCGGCGCCATTTTCATCTGCTTCATCAGCTCCAGGGTTTCTTCGGTATCGAATCCGGTTTTGACGATCTTCGCGGCGTCGGACTTGCTCAGGCCATAGTCCTTTACGAGCAGGGTCTTGAGCATTTTTTCAATGCCGCCCTCGACGTCTCCGGCCTCTTCTTTTATCTTGAGGAAATCGATTGCTTCTTTTGTCTGGCCAATCATTTTCCCTCCGCATGACGGGCACGCGGTTTCGACGCACGGCGTTCCCTTTTCATGCGCTGCCGTTGCTCCACAGGTAATGCATACGCAGGTATCGACACCGCCATCATTCTGTTTGGGCCCGCCGACTCCCTGGCCTTGACCGGCAACCTCTTCTATGCGCTTTGCCTTCTCGGCCTCTGCCTTTGTGGCATAGCTTCCGAGGGTTTTTCCTGATTCGCTTAACACACAAAATTTGCCGCCGATTTTCTTGATATGCATCAGATAATTTCTCCTCGCTTCCACGTCCACTTCGGACCGTAGATGCAATAGATTGTGATCGTGACCGCCGTCAGTTTCATGCGCGAGATTTCGCGCTTGGCGATCGTCCGCGGATCCTTGGGCTTCATCCAGAACCGGCGGCCGCCGCCCTTGCCGGGCGAGGCGGCTTTTGCCAGATTTTTCTTATGCCCGATATCGTCCCACTTGTCAAGCATCGATTTCCCGGCCGTGACTTCCGGCAGCTCCAGCTGCTCGGGCTCCGGTTCAGGTTCCGGCTTGATTTTCGTGGAATCGAATTCGCTATAGAGTTGGAGCAGCTCCGTTTGGTCCATAGATTCCAGGTCGTCAGTTATCCCCATCCCCCGCATCTGATCGATAAATGCAGGCTTCGAAACATTCAGCGTCCACTCTTCCACGGCGGGCGCGGGGTTTTTCTTGATCGTGGTCTGGCATCTCTGGCAAAATTCCCCATCGGGCAGCGCATTACGGGTGCACTGATTTCCGCTCGCTTCAAAAATGCGTTTGCATTTCCGTTTTTCCTCTTTCTTCTTAGCCATCGTATTTTCCTCCGGTCAACAGTTTGCGGCAAGGAGGTCGTTCTCCGCGAACGAATCCTCAGTATTAAAATATGGATTACTGGCAAGGTCAATCTCGCTCGGCATTTTTAGGCTGTGCGTACATCCGCAATGAATCACTTCGCCAGCGTCTGCGTCCGGATCCCCCGGGTACAGTAGCAGCGCTTTGGTTTCCGGGTTTTCAAAAGCGTCGCCCATCGCCACGCTCGTTCCGTCCAGCATCACGTGCCCGGGCCTGGGTGTCTGTCCGGCTCCGAACATCATTCCGTGATGCCATGTCTTTTCCGCCCCGGGTATAATTTGGGCGACCTGAAGTGATTGCAGGTGCAAAGCAAAGTTATTTATTTTCATGGTCTCGGTTCTGAAGATTCTCCACGCGGCCGAGTTGACGTTCCGGATTCCCCCGGCCTGTCCCTCCAGCGTCCCGCGCATAATCTTGCTGATCTTAACTATCGCGTCCGGGGCTCCCGTCTGCTGGATCATCGCCAGCTTTACCAGCTCATAAATCTCGGCCGCTGCCTCCTCTGTTACGCTCACGATCTGCGTCAGGCTCAAATCGAATACGGCGCTTGTGAACGGGTCCATAAATACGGGGTTGAAATACGAGGCCGTCTGTGCGGTTGCAAATCTCACGTTATTGGTAAATGGTAGCAATACGTTTCGAACGCCCGCCTGTGCGCTCTGGTCCAGCGACGGGCCCAGCAGCTGTGCGTATTCCACGTTGAAATTCAGCAGAACCTTGTCCAGCTCGTCCCGGACTCGTCCGAAGTCCCGGTTTTTCCACGTGCTGGCCGGCAGCCTGTGCAGGGCGGCCGTCATATTGTCGCTGGCCGTCATAAGCAGCGCCTTGACTTGGTCGCTGTATCCGCGCAGAACGAATTCCGCGTCCTGCATCAGGGCGTTGACTTCCGCCATATAGGCTGCCTGTCTTTTGCTGGCCATTAGTCGTCTGCCTTCTGTTCGGCTTCGGGTTTGACTTTGCCAGCCGGTTCATTCTTAGCCGGTGCGCCCTTGCCGTCCTTGCCTTTCATCTCGAGCTTCAGCTGCTCGAGTTTGTCCAGCAGGTCCATGCCCTTTTTTAGTCCGAATTCATTATCCTGTCCGGGGGTTTCCGTGGATTCCGTCAGGTTCAATCCGTATTCGTTTGCGATTTTAACAAATGAGGTTTTGGCGCTCTCGGGATCCACGCCGATCTGCTGCACGCCCATGACCAGAGCTTCCGCCAGTTTGCCCAGCACCTCGGCTGTCAGTTTGCGGTCGACTCCGCTGACGCTCGGCAGTTCCCAATGGATTGCCTGTGTCATTTTGTATACATCGTCCTCGCTTGCGTTCGGCAGATATTGTTCTATCTGATAACGGGTCCGGTCCTCTAATATCATTTTGACCTGGCCCTGCTTGCGGATCAGCCGCTTCTCGATCGGCTGGCTTTGTTCCCGGGCGGTTGCTCGATTTGTGTTGTCGCCCGACACCACCCAGTGCTCGGGAATCCCGGCACCGGCAAGTGAAAATCGGGTGATCGTCCGGATGAAGGTTTCCGTGTCTGTCGACTTCAGGTCGGGCGTCATAAATTCCGCCTCAACGCGGTCGTTGCATACGAACACGGAGCTCACCCGGGGATCCGGCGGCGTGTATCTGGATACCTCTTCTTTGCTCGATCCCTTGAGTGTGATTTTCATAATGAAATGGTAAAGCAGCAGGCTTCGTTCTGCCACCTGAAATATGAATTGGTCCATCAGGTCCAGCGCATCCAGCATCGGCATCAGCTCGCTGTAGCCGCGATTCTGCGACGGCAGCCGGTTGATCTGCCACAGGAAACACGGGGCAATATATTTGTTGCCTTCCATGCCCTTGCCTGATATCTGATCTGTTGAAACCCCCAGCCGTCCGTCGATGTCCTGCATCACTCCGTAGACGTAGCTTTCGTCCGAATAATCTTTGCTCTGCGGATCTGTATAAACCCGCCAGAAGCGTTTCTGATTCTCTGGGTTTCGATCGATGTTTGTCACCAGCCGGGGATCCACATGCCCGAACTTTACAACCCGGCTTTTCGTGGTCTCCGCCACCGGCTCTATCTTTTCGCCCAGCAGATTCAGTTCCTTGATTTCGGCTTCCAAATTACGGTTGAAGTTGTTGTCGTAATCGTGGACCATCCGCGTGATAATCGGCTCGAGCGTCGCCTCGTATTCCTTGTCGATATGATACTTGATTTCGTCGCCCAATGCGAAGTCGGTCATCATCTCAATAATGCGTTTGGCGTATGGGTTGATGCTGAAGATTTCCACGCACTGTTTTTGTATCGTGCGCTTGTCCGTCAGGTTCATATCGAACCGGCCGGCATTGGCTTCGTGGTATCCGTCGCCGTCCTCGACGCCGTCGCTGAAATGGTATGCTGCTTCGTGCACGTCCGCCAGTCGCCGGGCGTATACGCCGCTTATCTTTTTGATGTCCTCGATTTGTGCCTGGGCGGTTTCCAGCTGGTACTGCTGTTCCTGAAGTAGCTGGTCGTATTCGCGGAGTTTCTTGGTTGTGGTCAGTCCGAGCATCCGAGCCCCCTATTAGGTGTTTGCTTTCGTAGGGTATTGTGACACGGATTTTATGCCTGTCAAAGCCTGGTTTTCGATAGGTGCACTTGTTACAACCGGCGGTGTGCCGGGCTTTTGCGTTCTTTTCGGGGAGGTTTCCCTTTATAAGTCGTGCATTATCCGCCCGTTAAACGGGGCAGTTTAGTAATTAAACTTCTGGTTTGGCCTTATTTTCCCAGCATTTTTCTAAAAGTTCTGTAATTTACGCCTAAATGCTGCGCTGCCCGTTTTCCGCTGCCGGCCCGCCGCAGGGCCGTCGTGGCGATCGCCCGGTCGAAGGATTCGCGCATCTGATAATAGACCGCGCCCTTGGGATAATTATCGATCGTATCGTCCAGCGATTCCTGCAGTTCGCCCTCAAACCGTTCTCTTGCTTTTGCCAATTTACGCTCCATTTATATATATCCATTTAGGGCCATTGTTGATCTCCACCGTGATGTCGTTTCCTACTTTATTCAGGTTCTTGATCTGGTCGTCCGGTATGGTCCGCCAGTCCAGCGGCTTGACCATAATCCCTCCGGCCGTTGCCAGCGGAATGTCCACGATTTCCCGCTCTTCTTTTCGTTGCCTGCCTATGCCTCGGCCGAGATCGGGAGCGCCTGAAATCGGCATGATTTTATAGTCGGGCATTGAGGCTTTGCGCACGCCGTTCCACGGCTTGCCGGCCAGCGCGTCCTCGGCTGCGCGGATGATCTGCGTTGGCTCGTAACTTCCACATCGCCATTGGTCGCACGTCAGCCAGTTTCTGCTCAGGCACCAGTTGTGTTCCTGGCACGGGTAGCACTCAAGCGTCGGCGTGAAAATCGTGGCCGTCTTATGAAATGCCGGGTTGTAATTCTTCTGAACGGTCCCGGCGCAAAAAAGGGATATCGTTTGCACGCCCACGGCGCAGGCGAAGTGGTATAGTCCGCTGTCGTTCGTGATAAACAGCTTGCATTTCGATATCAGATCAAACGTCTGGTCGATCCCGATTCCGGTCAGGTCTTTGCACGGGTATACGTATTCATCCGGCAGGCCCACGCTCGCTATTTTGCAATCCTTCAGCCCTTTCACTATTTCGGGATATCGCTGGTAGCGTTTGCGGATA